ATGAGAATTGCGCTTTACAGAACACATGCTCTCATTAATGTGATAAAATATTCTGTAAATATAATGGAAAAAGTGTTGCTTATTGAAATGAAGGGGGTAAGTTACTTGAAATTTCATGAAAAAATTATGGGGATGATTGAGGATAGGGATGACTTAACAGCTACTAGTGTAGCGTGTAAAATTGGCGTTTCAAAACAATACATGTCAAAATTCAAAAGACAAGGAACTATTGGATTCTCTCAATTATTGAAGCTAGCACCTATTTTGAGCGTTGAAGGAAAAAAAGCAAAGCAAACTATGTCCGATTGGTGTTTAGAATTAGATACCACAGAGTCTATAAAACAAAGTTTTGAATATGCGTGTCTAACTCGTAATACAATTTTATTGAAACAATTAATACAAAAGCATAGCAAAGAAACTGGAACAATCCGAGAATATGTTGAAGTGTATACAATCTTGTTTAAATATATTAAGAATATAATTAAAGGCTCGGAAATAACAAAGGAATTAAAGAAGATTGGTGCTATTAAAGATAAGGTTTTAGAGATATTAACAAAGATTATGGAATGCTATGAATATTATCATCTAAAAAAATTCAATTTAATGTTGGAAACTGCAGAAACGATTGATTCACTGGTTAGAGAAATTGAAGGAGAACGAAAATCCTTCATTAAGGAATGTTACAATTATCGTATTGCTGAATTGTTTGCGCCGATTTTCCTACAAAAGAATAATGTAGATTTGGCTAGGAAGTATGCCCACTTCTTAATTCATGCTAATGTTTGTACAAAAACAGTCTCTGACGCATATTACATATTAGGTATGTCAAATGTATTAGAAAGTAAAGAACAATGTTTGTTCAATTTAAAAAAGAGTTACTTGTTAAGTAAGGAAATTAGGGATGCTGATATTGAACAAGAGGCGAGATACAATCTAGATGTTGCTAAAATCTATTTTGGGGTAAAACTAGACGAAGACGCTGACAGTAGGTTATTACTGTACCAAAAAAACCCAACATGTGAATTGTCAATTATAGCTCTCCAAGATATAATAAGAGACAGAGGAGACAAGGACTTTTTAAATTATTTCATAGCATGTTCTTCCGATGAAATCGAATGTTTATACGATTTGTTTTATCAATACTTCTACCAAGCTAACTATCTATTTTCAGCGATAGTAGCAAAAGAATTGTGTAATAGAGGGGATAAATCTTTGTTGACTCAATCGATGGTTAATTTAGGGAATGAAAAACAAAAAGGGGTTGTTGATATTGAAGAAATTAGTATTAGCAGTTTGTACATTATTAACGGTTCTAACAGTGGGATTGTCGTATAATGAAAATGTACAGATAGATAAAAAAATGCAAATGGTTGAAATTAAACCTGGTGGGTAAGGATATTTTAAAGAGCGGATTAAAACCGCTCTTTTTTTGTTGGTAAACTAAAATGAAAAAAATAAAAGTAATTTACTTTCTGAATTTTCCCTAGAGGAAAGGTTATAATTGGATTATAGCAGTTGAGGGGGAATAGAAATGAAAAAAGAAAGTATTTTAAGGTCATTTTTAAAATGTGTAATTTCATGTTCAAATAGTGAATTTGAGTTCAATCAACTTATTGAAGTAGCGTTTAATGTTGAACAAAAAATAAAAAAATAGCGATGAAGTAACACTACATCACTATTTTGAAGTACTTTTTAATTTTTCTAGACTTTCCATCATTGTTAGCATGTTTTGTAAGACAATTTCTTGATGTTCCTCAGGTAGTTGTTCTAAACGGTTTTTTATGTGCAAGTACTTTTGATTCATATCCGCATCTAATTCACGAGAGTCAGATCGTCCTAAGAGATAATCAACAGGTACACCAAGAAAATCAGCTGCACGTTCAACGGTTTCTCTAGATGCAGGTTTAAATCCAGTTTCAAACTTAGAAACGCTACCTGCAGTAACACCGATAGCTTGTCCAAGATCATGTTGTGTTAAATTCCGTTCTCTTCGTAATTGACGTAACCGATCTTTAAATTCCACAATAATCACCTCATAAGTGGTTTGTTAGGATTATTATAATATTTCCTAAAGGGAAAATCAATCCGAGTTATTTCTAAGAATAATATAAAATATGTGTAAAAATATATCTTGAATTTTCCCTAAGGGAATGTTAAGGTGATTTACAAAGATATAGAAAGGAGTTACCACATGAAAGTAATTAAAGACGAGACAAAATTAAAAGCTGCATTCAAAAAATCTGGGTATAAGTATCAAGAGTTAGCTGACGAATTAGAAATATCCTGCAGCTACTGTTACAAGCTAATTAACAATCATAATTACAAAAAGAAAATATCGTATAACTTAGCATCCAGAATGGCGCATGTATTAAATGCAAGTGTAGTTGATTTGTTTGAAGAGCAAGTCGATTTTTTTTAATACCAATATTCCCTGAGGGAACATAGGGGTGAGAGGGCCATGTCAGAAATTTATTACAAAGGGTTTATCATCAAGGAAACTTATGGCGAAAGAAATATCGAAGAAGTGTTTAAAGAAGCATATGAGTCATTTTATGGGGTTGAAGTTAAGGTTGTTAAAAAGGAATTAGGGACTAAACGCAATAGTGCAGCCAGCTAATCTTTAAACTTCAGTGAGAACATTCAATGAAGTCGATTATAAAATGGACAAGCCTGAAAGGAGAGAAATGAATGAAAAACGGGAAAAGGTTGACTAAACGTGAAAAAATGCATCTTAAATCATATAGCTTAAATCCTGATAATTGGTTGGTTTTCAAGAAAGCGGATGGAGAAATGCATTTAGTACACCGTTATACTAGCACAACTCGTGTAATTCCAAGTTTATAAGTTTAGGAGGGAATAAGATGGATCAGTTAACAGTAGCAAGTGAATTACGTCTTTTAGGGAGAAGAAAAGTAGCTGGATATGAATTTACTGGAATCGAGGGAGGATTTGGTGAAGGTAAAAAAGCAATGTTGGTTTTGGATATAGCTACAATTCATAACCAACCATTAAAAGAAATCAATCGTCGCATTAATGATAATCGCATTCGATTTAAAGATGGTGTGGATATTGTTGATTTGAAAAGTGGTGGCTTTAACCCACCACAATTATTAAACCTTGGTTTCTCAAATATGCAGATAGCGAAATCAAATAACATCTACCTTCTATCAGAACGAGGTTACGCAAAACTATTAAAAATTCTCGAAGATGATAAAGCTTGGGAATTATACGACATATTAGTTGATGAGTACTTCAACATGAGAGAAAAGAATCAAGTGGCTACAGATCCAATGAGTATTTTAAAACTTACATTCGAAGCATTAGAAGGCCAGCAGCAAGCAATCGAAGAGATAAAGTCGGATGTACAAGACTTGAGAGAAAATACACCATTATTTGCAATTGAATGTGATGAAATCTCTACAGCTGTAAAACGTCAAGGAGTCATATTGTTAGGTGGAAAACAGTCTAATGCCTATCGAAATCGTGGATTAAGAGGGAAAGTTTATCGTGATATCTACAACCAACTATACCGTGAATTCGGAGTGAAAAGTCACAAAGCAATTAAACGTTGTCACTTAAATGTAGCAGTAAAAATAGTTGAAGAATATACACTTCCAATTGTATTGAGCGAAGAGATTTCTTTTGTAAATGCACAAATGGATTTTACAGAAATGTAGTTAGTTAAAACATTCTCAACCGGTTTTTTTCTAAGTTAAAAATTTAAAGAAAAGGTGGAAAAGACAATGGACCAGTTACGTGTTATTGAGGGAGAAAAAGTGGATAAGCCAGATTATGTTGAGATATACCTTGGAGCATTTATGAATGCAGTTAATGAGTTAAAGAAACAGGATGAGGAAACGAGATCATTAAGCAAGGATACGTATAAAAAAGCAATTTTTTATGGAGTTAGATACATTTCAATATCAAAAAATGACAGTTTGAATTATGACTACCTAATGAATAGATTTCTTTTAATAAGCTATTTAGAAAATTTGATGAAGGTGTTGACGCCTAGGGATTTTATGACCATATTCCCAATCGATAAAAATTATGATGGCGCTCGTTATGAAATGAAAGATTACTTTTTTACCATGAATGAAATTAAAAAAATCGGAATGGATACACCTATTGGAGAGAAAATCATGGAGTTTTTATGGGATTACCAAAACTTTAAAGATATAACACTATTTAACTTAGCCTCTGTAAGCATTTTAAATAAATTGCAGAAAATGCAAGGTAAAAAAACGTTAACTGAAGAGTTTGCCGAGCGATTAGGTATCGATACTTACACGAAGCATAAAGAAAAGGGTGGAAAAGAATATATTACAAATGACCGTACTGGTGAGATCCAAGAAGTTAAAAAATCTAGACCAAGATATTTAAAACCAGTTCAATGATTGATGTTATTAAGGCTTATAAACAAAGAAAGTAACTTGCGCCAACAAGTTACTAAATAAAAATACTTATAAAAATATACTTATTAGAAATATAACATACACACTCGATGTATGGAAAGGGTGTTATTATGGCTCTTTTTAGAAAAGTGCATACAGAATTTTGGACAGACGTAAAAGTATCAGAAGATATGACGCCAGAAGACAAATTGTTTATGGTGTACCTTTTAACTAATCCCCATACAACTCAATTGGGAGTATATGAAATCACACCTAAGATGATAGCTTTTGAAATCGGACTATCAATAGAGTCGGCTAGAGCACTATTGGAACGTTTTGAAAACCATCATAAATTAATTAAATATAACAAACTGACAAGAGAAATTGCTATAAAAAATTGGGGCAAATACAACCTGAATAGAGGCGGGAAACCAATTGAAGATTGTCTTAAAAGAGAAATTGATAAAGTGAAAGATTTATCTCTAATAAAATTCATTTTAGAACATACAGATCATGCAGCTTTAAAAAGAAAAATCAATCTTTATGCGGGTTTTGACGATACGTCCCACGATACGTTAGCGATACGTGACCAAGAAGAAGAAAAAGAACAAAAAAAAGAACAAAAAGAAGAACAAGAAGAAAAAGAAAAAGAAAAAGAAAAACAAAAAGAAGAAGAAAAAGAACCAGAAGAAGAAAAAACAAGAATAAAATCCAAAGCGTCTTTAAAATCAGACGCAAAGTCCAATCCAATACCGTATAAAGATATATTGGATTACTTGAATGAAAAAGCAAATAAAAATTTCAATCCTAAAGCAGAAGGACATAGAAAGTTAATTCGCGCTAGATGGAATGAGGGGTATAAACTAGAGGACTTTAAAAAAGTTATCGATAACAAAACTACGCAATGGTTTGGTAAGAAAAGTTTTGATGGAAAACCACTAGATCAATTTTTAAGACCGAGCACGTTATTTGCACAAAAACATTTTGACAACTACTTAAATGAAACGGTCAACATATCCAATCAACAACATGGAGATCAGATTGTTATACCTGGATTTAGGGGGGAAATGCCGTTTTAGAAAGGAGTACTAAATGTGAAAAAGATACAAGATTCTTTTGAAAAACTTACTAAGTTAAAATTTGCAGATGAACAATGTGATAAGCACACCTTTAATAAACATGGGAAAGAAGTTATTAAATTAGTTAGGAAAATGATTGATGATGCAGGAACGGTATATTGTCCCCGCTGCATGGTTGAAGAGCAAAATTCAGTTTTATTTCAACAAGCAAATAATCATTATAAAAAGATTAATAGAGAACGGAAGAAAAATGTACTCTTTCAACACAGCATCATAGAAAATCAATCCATTACAGAATCAAGATTGTCTACATACAAGACGGATTGTCAAGAAACGAAAGAAAACAAAGAAAAAGCTATAAAAATTCTTGAACGCATAAAAAACGGTGAGTTTTTAAATGTATACATTGCAGGGATTCAAGGAGTAGGAAAAAGCCATTTAGCGTATGCGATGCTGTATGAATTAGTTAAACACTATTGGGTAATATCAGACGGTGAGAAATTAAATGACGAACATGCTTTTAAAAATATGAAAAGCTGCTTATTTGTAGAGATTGAAAAGCTAATTCGATTAATACAGCACTCTTTTAGAAATATAGAGTCAAAATATACAATGGATTATTGTATCAGTTTAATGGTAGATGTGGATTTCCTTGTAATCGATGATTTAGGAGCTGAAAGTGGTTCGATGAATCGAAACGGAGAAGCAAGCGATTTTGTTCATAAAATACTTTATGGTGTTACAAATGGACGGCAAGGAGCAAATAAAACAACAATTACAACTTCAAATCTGTCAAGCGCTCAATTATTTCAAAAATACGATCCGAAACTAGCAAGTAGATTGTTAAACGGTGTATCGAAAGATGAAACAATTGTTTTTAAAACAACCACTGACAAACGAATTGTAAATTTAGACATTGGATTCTAATAAAAGGGGTGCGGAGAAATGAAAGAGGTAAAGGGGAAAAACACCAAATTAATGGAAGAATTTGACGTGTTATTAAGACAACTGCTGATTAAATCTAAAACAGATGAAAGGGTAAAAAACTTTTTGGATGATCTGTTTGAAATGCTAAGTGATAATAAGCTGCAGTCTGATATTGATTTCAAAACAGCATTAAATAAGTTAAGAGAAAAGCACTTTCCTAAGTTTGATAAAGGAGAGAGCAAAAATGACTAAAGAAAAGGGACAAGCTAAGGAAGTAGTTAATGTTCGTGGAATGTCAGATGATGAGTTTATAGAGAAATACGGAAGGCTTGTACATCATTGCGTATGGAAAAGATATGCGAAAAAAAAGGCCAGTATAGAGCGTGATACCGGTTTAGATATTGAGGATTTAACACAATTCGGAATGATCGGTTTGATAAAGGCGCGAGATAATTTTGACCTTGAATTTGGATGTGCGTTTTCAACGTATGCTGTTCCGAAAATTATTGGGGAAATAGGAAGGGCAATTCGGGATAACCAAAAAATAAAAGTTCAAAGAACCGTATATGGCGTAAAAGGAAAGATTTTAAATCAACAGTTAGCAGATAAAGAACCAGAAGAAATAGCAGACATTTTGGATGAGTCAGTATCTTTAGTAAAGACGGCTTTAGAGTATCAACCAAGCACAGATTCACTCAATAAGGTTGTATATGCATCTGGAGCTAATGAAGAACTGACATTAGAAAGAATGATAGAGGATACTAAAACGGAAGACATTGAAGAAACAACCATTAATCGAGCTGTGATAAGAGAATTTAAAGCTGCATTGCCTCCTAAAGAATATATCGTTTTAGATATGCGTTTACAAAATATGACGCAACAAAACATTGCAAATCAAATGGGATACAGTCAGGTACAAATTAGCCGTATATTAGCAAAGATTAATCAAAGAGCTGCTCAATTTGGTAAAGAAGGAGGGCTTCAAGATTGAGTGTTACAAAAGGTGTTTGTATCGATGTAGATCACTCAGATTTGCTACATGAGAAAGTAGAGTACTTTTTATTCCCTGCTAAACCAAGTCATTACTATGTAAGCAGATTTAATCGTAAAGGAGCGCATTTTGGTTGTTATCAAGCTGAAAGGTTTCAAATCACGGAAAAGGAAGTATGGACACCAGAACCTCAACCGAATCTGCCTGAGTTGAATACAAGCTTATTCTATAGAGCTCAGTTGATTTGGCGAAAAAAGGGGTATAAAGATAAACCACTTAAAGACTACATCGTACAGCCGAGAGGGAAACATTGCTACTTTTGGCATGATCGGGAGCGAAAGAAATTTTGTGGCTGTTTTCCGCTACATTGGTTTACCGATTTTGTACCAGTTCAAAGTCATCATATAGAAGAAAAAACTAGAGAAGAGGTTAAGTTATTACAACGGCCAGATGGACAACTTGCATTTTTTTAACGAAAGAAAGTGAATGGGCGTTTTACCCAGTCATCGATTTAAAAAAAGGAGTGTTCGTAATGGATATTAAAAAGTTATTTGCAATGCAGAACATTTTGGATAAAAGAGTTTTAGAGTCAAAAAATCTTTCTAGAGGAGAAGTATTCGAATTTAGAATACTAGCGTTTTTAGATGAATTAGGCGAATGCATGAAGGAATGGCGAGTATTTAAGTTTTGGAGCGACGATCGTAAACCGAGAACTAGCATACCTACAGGGGAAATCATAGTACTAGATGATGGTTATGAAGTAGAAGTTTATAAAAACCCTTTACTTGAGGAATATGTGGACGGACTACATTTTGCAATTGGACTTTGCATAGATTTGAAAACAGAAATTAACTTTCCTGCTTCTATGCGTTGCGAGACAGTTACAGAGCAATTTTTCGAATTGTATCATCTAGCAATACGATTAAAAGAAGAACCGACAGCATTTAGGGCAGATGTTCTTTTATCCCATTATCTTGGTTTAGGGGAATTGTTGTGCTTTTCGTTAGAAGAAATTGGACATGAGTACATTGAGAAAAACAAAATCAATCATGAACGTCAAAGTAATGGATACTAATACAATTTGAATTTTGTTAAGAAAAAGTGAGTGAGAGATGGAACTATTATGAACTATAGAATTCCAATATTGGGAATCTATATTAATTATATAATTTAAAAATGTGGTAATGGTTAAGATTTTAATATAGGGAATTTATGAAGTGTTAGTATGATTTGATTGGCTGTCTTTAACTTTTTATTAGTAATTTCATATATTGTAGGGTGCAATATTGAAGAAGTATGGGGGGGAGAAAATGGATTGTTTTAAAAAAGGTAAATTTATACCATTTCCATGTGCTTTACCAATTCCTGAAGCTGGTCCTACTGGCCCAACTGGTCCACCTGGATCAGCTGGAGGCTCGACCGGTCCAACTGGTCCAACCGGCCCGCAGGGTTTACAAGGGATTCAAGGGGTTCAAGGGAATCCAGGAACTACTGGACCTCAAGGAATTCAAGGAATTCAAGGAATTCCAGGGGTTTCAGGTCCTATTGGTCCTATTGGTCCTACTGGAATCCAAGGAGTTCAAGGCATTCAAGGATTTCCTGGCATTCCAGGTCCTATGGGCCCGATAGGACTAACCGGTCCGACTGGTATCCAAGGTATTCAAGGGATTCAGGGAGTTCAAGGTATCCAAGGTATTCAAGGGGATGTAGGCCCAACTGGCCCTCAGGGAATTCCGGGTATTCCAGGATTAACTGGCCCAACTGGCTCTCAAGGTGTTACTGGAGTTACTGGCCCATCCGGAGGCCCACCAGGTCCAACTGGTGCAACAGGTCCAACCGGTCCAGCTGGAGGCCCACCAGGTCCAACAGGTCCAACCGGTCCAGCTGGAGGTCCAACAGGATTAACTGGCCCGACTGGCCCGACTGGTCCAACAGGAATTCAAGGTATTCAAGGGGTACAGGGTACTCAAGGTATTCCGGGTCCAACTGGTCCACAAGGGATCCAAGGAGTTCAAGGACTTCAAGGAATACCAGGCATTCCAGGTTCTATGGGCCCAACAGGACTAACTGGTCCGACTGGGCTTCAAGGTATTCAAGGGATTCAGGGGAATCCAGGTCCGACTGGTCCCTTTGGCCCGACTGGCCCGACCGGGCTTCAAGGTATTCAAGGCTTACAGGGTATTCAAGGTATTCCAGGTCCAACAGGACCTCAAGGAATCCAAGGTCCAACAGGACCTGCTAGCACACTTTCCACAAAAGCTATTCTTTTTGGGGGTACTAATTCAGGGTTTCAACGTATAGCTGGATCACCGGGTGCAGATTCACAAGACATTCCTTATGTACTTGGCGGAGCTGGTAGTGTTGTAGGTCTTTCTGCTTCTATAAGTATTAATAATTTACCAATAGGAGTATATACAATACGAGTATGTAAAAATGTTCCTATTAATCTTGCTGCTCCGGGGCCTGGCCAAGTAATATCTACAATTATTCTTACAACTACAGCAGTGATTAGTGGCACTATTATATTGACTATTAATCCTTCTGATATTGGTGCACAACCTGTAAGAGTATTTAACCCTAATTTAGTTATAGCACCTGCTACAGTTGCTTGGAGCAGTACAATACCTGGTGACATAGTTGCAAGAGGTGATGCAATGTCACTTTTTATAACTCCAGGTATTACGCAAAATGCTGTGTATACAGTATTCTTGCATACAGGAAATTAAAGTTTATTTTATGTGAATTTAAGTCCTGTAAATTGGAATGAAAAATTAAGATATGTATCGGAGTCTTTTTATGTACAAAAGAATAAGAGATTTCTTCTGAACATCTAAAAGGAATCTCTTATTCTTAATCGATAAATTAGGTTTTAGAAAAATGAAAAGATTTTGTATGAAAATAAATAAAAGAATCCATTCGTTACAAACGGATTCTTCCCACAAGGTGTGTAAGAAATTCAAGATAACTCGACCAGAGCATCATGTAGAATTTCTTGTGATATTAATGTATTCAAAGACATCCAAAAGATGAATGGCAATTAAATAAAATCTTTATTTGAAAATTAAAGATTGCTTTTGTTAGGGTCTCTATGACTAAGAGTTATCTTAATTTTTTAGGTTTATGAAGTATTTGAGTAATAATTTAGTTTCAGACAAAGGTGATGTTTAGTAGTAATACCGGTTTGCTTCAGTAGACATTGCAATTGCTTTTGTTTCATGAACTGTACCATATGGATGTTCTGGAGGTGCATATATAGCGTAAATTTTAAGTGGTGTATTTCCTGTATTGATTACATTATGCCATTTTCCAGCAGGTATCATAATTGCATAGTCATCATAGACCATTTCTTGAAAATCTAATTTATCTTTGTTATCACCCATTTGAACGAGTCCTTGGCCCTCTTCAATACGTATGAATTGATCAGTTGTAGGGTGTACTTCTAAACCTATGTCATCTCCAACATTAATACTCATTAAAGTTACTTGTAAGTTTTTTCCTGTCCAGATAGCGGTGCGGTAAGTATTGTTTTGTTTAGTGGCTTGGTTAATATTCAATACAAATGGTCTAGCTCCATAATCTGTTAATCTAACATTTTCACAATAAGGATTCCGGTTGCGGTTCCAAGCATTATTGTTGTAATTGTAATAATAAGGATTCCAAGCGTAAATCCAATTATTGTTATTCCAGATGCTATCCATTGGGCTTTGAGATTGATAATAATAACGTGGAATATGTTGCATATCCAAGCTCCTCTCATAATTGTATCATTTACTTTTTATCCTATGCTGTTGTCTATTTATAGGAATGCAGAATAAGGGGAAATGGGCAGTAATAAAAAATATAAAAAAACGTTTTTATTTTTTCAGGAAAAATAAAAGTAACAAGTTAATAAGGGATGTACTACTGGTATAAAAAACTTAATAAAATAGTTATTTGAATTAAAAAGAGCGCCGTTGGAGAGTGCGGTGCTCTTAGACCAAGAACTATAACAGGGATTAAGGAAAGAATATTGTATACCAAATTGATAGTAATGCAAGCCATCCAATTGTCAGCGCTATGTATTTTAAAATTTTCATGATTACTCCTTTTAGGTATAGAGTGCACCAAGCAAGAGGATGTTATTAATTTTTAAACAAAATGCTTATTTAAAAACTAAAGAGGGCTTTTTAAAGCGCTCCTTAAGAAAAATAAAAAAGAATACCTCATGATACTGTATGTATGTTTTTTTAGGAATGTGAGGATTTAAAACAAAATCGTTATTTTATAGATCGGAGTGAAATTCAAATGATTGTTAAAGCGACAATAAAACTTGAATTAGATGATTCGCAGAAAAATTGGGTTTCTTATGTTAGAGAACAAGGTGGAGAAGAAGCGGTATTTCATTATCTGGAAGAAGAAGTGCAGAAGAAAATTGAATTAGCTGATTTTGTGGAGATGAAATACAAAAATAAGTAATTTAAACCAAAACGCTATTTTATAAAATAAAACAGCTAGCGTGATTAGCTAGCTGTCCTGTTAAGAAAAGAAAACGGTGTTTAGCAAATGTTGCTGTTGTAATTGCGAATTACAACCATAGTATGAGCAGAAGTAAAAATGTTATGCAAGAAAGTTAAATAAAAACTGCATTTTATTGAAAAGGGGGAATGGATATGTCTCTAGTAGGGAATTTAAAGGAACTCCAAGAAAAAGCCATCGATGAAAAGGTATTGGAATTTGCGGAAGAAATGGAAATCGTAATAACTAAAAGTGCCGCAAGCGGATATTCAGGTCATAGATATAAGATTCATAATGAAAATCCAAATCGGCATATGATGTGTTCAAAAATATTTATAGAAAAGTTACAAGAATTACTGGACGGTGTGAAGGTTGAATTTAAGGAAGAAGAAAAGAAAAATATTTTAGGCGGATCTTACTACGAACATTACATCCGTTTTAAGTGGAATGACTAATTTCTTATTAAAAATTTTATTTTGGAGAAAGGGAGTAGAAAGAATGAAAACTTTTAATGTGACTTTTACAGAGTTGAAAATATATGAAGCAGTCATTGAAGCGGAGTCAGCGGAAAAGATTATTGATGTGATTAAACACTTAAAAAGAACTGAAGATGATTTAGTAGACAAAGGAGTCATCATAAACGAAGTTAGTGAGATAAATGTTAGTAAAGAACAAAAGTTCGAATAAATCAACTTCTCAGATTGTTTATTTTGAGACGGAAACAACTTTCTGAATATCATAAGACCTTATTAGCGAAAAAACTCTTATTCGAGCGTACAAGCCTGTTATACACGTTGCACGGAAATTAGAATGAATTTGTTAAGGAAGGAAGTATAAAAATGAGGGCTTGGAAGAAAAAACATGTTAAAAGAGCATTTTTGAATCGTCAAAAGGAAATTGATAAAGAACGGACTGCTGCAGCTTGGAGAAATATTTTTGTGAAATCAGGAATCATAAAATAAAAAAGGAAAAGCAACTCGTTGGGGACAAGTCACTTTTCCAGATGGCAATGTAAATCCATTATAGCAAAACATATGTACAAGCTGTAGCAATAAACAACGAGATATTTTGACACCTATCGACAATTAGAAATGTGGTTGTTGATCTAGAAATATGAAAGTAGGTGAATCATCATTTGTTTAACTGGCTGAGAGATTACCAAAAGTTAGAAGAAGACATAGCCTATCTGGAATACAACTTAGATAAGACAAAAGCTGAATTAAGACGCTGGGTGAGTGGTGATTTGAGAGAAGTACGTTTAACGGCAGAATCTGAAGGTGCAAAAGTTGAAAACCGCATTGAAGCGATTGAATACGAATTAGCACATAAGATGAACGATATGTATAAATTAAAAAAGTTAATTAGTAAGTTTAGAGGTTTAGAAAATCAGATACTCAAATTAAAATATGTGGATGGTATGACGTTAGAAGAAATAGCAGAGGCAGTAAATTATAGTTCTAGTCATATCAAAAAGAAACATGCTGAACTCGTTAGATTAATTAAGTTCGTGGAGCGAGAAGGTGTCATTTAGGTTCACTCCTAAAATGAATCGAAACGGTTGAAAAAATGATTTATATTGATAGCATACAATTTTAGCAGAAGGGCAACTGGTGCACGGTTGCTCTTTTTGATTTTGGAGGTTATTAGACGATGGATGTACAAGAGTTGTCGAGACGATTAGAAAATCTAGAACATAAAGTGCTTCAGGTAGAAACGAAGGCAGATGTGCTAAACCGAACAGCTATACAAAAAGGCGATAAAATAAAAGTGGTGTATCCGCATTTAGGGATACAAGGCGAGTATTTAGTGGAGAAAATTGATAATGGTGTGTTGGAATTGGTAGCAGAAGAAACAATGAAAAAAATACAGGAGTGATTAGGATTGAAGAAGTTATCTAAACAAGAGCTAGCAGCTGTAATGACACATTGTATTTCAACGCTTGGTGAGCAGATTGTTAATGAGCATATTAATCCCCAGAAGTTGGCGCAAGCAAGTGCACTCCATAACGATCTCTTTGATAATACCACTCCTAAAGAACGTAGGGAAGCGACGATCAGTTTACTAGGGAAAGCGATTGATGAGTTTTTAGAGAGTAAGGAGTGAGGATATGGGAAAGGGATATTTTAATAAGGCTGTATGTTTAGTGTGTGGTCATCAAGATAGAGTGAATCATCCATCTAAAAAAGAGTATCAAGAAGTAACGGTTTGTCCGGAATGCAACGGTGCTTTTGTAGATGTGTGGAAGCTAGGAAAGTACAAACGTAATACACAGTCTAATGAAGAACCTTTATTAACAATTACATTAACAGATATAGATGCTAAACCGATAGTTCATTACAAAGGTGAACAGATAGATAGAAAGTTACGTGTTACGTTTGATTGGGAATCTCAATCGATTGATAAAATTAATCGGACATACATTCATATTGAACATGTACCAGCCGATAACAAACGTTTAAATACCGAGACCATTCAGCATAATCATCCTATTGCAAATAAGGAACAAGTTTAGATGTTGTCCATATTTGTTAATAGGTAAAAGATAAGTGTTTTATCTGGAAGTTCAAACGTGAATTAAAGAAATTAAAAAAGGAATATGAAAAGGAGAGTCACTGAATGAACGGGTTTAATAAAATTGTAAACGATATGCAAAATGAACAAGTAGGAAATGCTATGCTAGATTTTGCTTTGGCCGCTAAAATGATGTTCGCTGCCTTTACACAGTTTAAAGAAGCTGGATTTAACGAAGAGCAGTCATTCGAATTAACACGTGAGATATTAATTGATTCATTAAGTAAGAATCAATAGATCAATGAGGTGAAAGGGAATGCAAGTATATTGCTCTGAGTGTGATAAAAGTTATGACATGCAGCCGCAAGTAACACAACTCCCTAATCGTATTGAGAAGTGTTTCTTTATTTGTCCTCATTGTAATCATGAACATATAGCTGCGTACGTGAATGATAAGATTCGTAAGTATCAAGCAGATATAGCAAAGTGTCATGAGCGGATTAATAAAAAGAATCTTGCTATCGAAGATGAAATGAAACGATTAAGGAAGAGGTTTGACAGGAGAAAGTGAGAGGTGAAGCGAGTTTGAAAATGCTATTAACAAAGCATTGGTGTTTAGATAGAAACTGCGGATTTGAAGAGACTTCTCATAAGGTACGTGATGGTTGGAAATGTCCTGATTGTAATGGACCAATGGCGTTTCAACAGGTGAATAAGAAAAAAGAAAGCGCCAAGTGATGGTGCTTTTTATTTTGGAGGAGGATGAAGGATGGAAGGACAGGAGTTAACATTGGAAAAGAAAGACAGTATTTATCTTAGACCAAGATACCCTCATAAGATTGACGCAAGTAAAATCAAATCCTTAAAAGATGTAATTAAGATTTTAGGATTGATGGATATTCGTTTGGACGACAAGGCGGTCATTGGTCTAGAACACTTGATTGAAAAGGAGGAAGAATAAAATGGCCAATAACAAATTAATTATTGAAGTAACTGCGGATACAACTGAGGCATTAGAAGGAATTAAAGAAGTAACTGAAGCAGCTAATGAATGTGCAGATGCGCTGGACAAATTAGAAAAGATTATGGATAAGTTTACAAATCGAAGTGATACAGTGGAACTCTATTGTGAAGGTAAATTGTTATCGAAGTCTACAGTTAATCATACAGCTGATTCAATTCAATGTCGCATAATCAAGGGAGAAGAGCTTGGAGGAAGTGAACGCTGATGAAGAAACCGCTTAGACCATGCTGCGAATTTCATTGTTATAATCTCACACGTGAAAGATATTGTGAGGAACATAGATACAAAGAGAAGGAAACGCAGCAGGATAAGAATAGATACTACGACCGATTCAAACGGGACAAAGAGAGTACGGCTTTCTATAGGTCAAAGGCATGGGAAAGGTTAAGAGAGCAGGCACTAATGAGAGACAAAGGGTTGTGCCTACATTGTAAGAACAATAGAAAGATTAAAGTTGCAGATATGGTTGACCATATCATTCCAATCAAAGTTGATCCAAGTTTAAAACTCAAATTAGAAAATTTACAATCACTTTGTAATCCATGTCACAACAGAAAAACAGCAGAAGACAAAAAGAAATACGGGTAGGGGCGGGTCGAAAAACATTCAGGGCGGTCTGTCCGTACCGCCGCCCCCTCAACTTCGCAGAAAAATCCGTTTTTGCATATTTTTTTAAGGGGGTGTAATCATGGCTGGAAGAAATAAACAACCACTCTCTGTTATACAGGGAAAAGGTAGATCAAATCACATTACAAAAAGTGAGAAAAACAGACGAGAAAAACAAGAAGAAGCATTGCGGGGGCATACTGATAAAATTGAAGCTCCTTCTTATTTGACTGCAGCACAAAAAAAGGAATTCGATACTTTAGCTGCTGAATTAGTCAGATTGAAAATTTTCAGTAACTTAGATGTTGACAGTTTAGCAAGGTACGTTGATTCTAAAGACCAATATATAAAAATGGTTCGTCTGCTAAGAAAAACAAAACCTTCAGATGACTTTAAATTGTATTCTCAAATGCAAAGAAGTAAAAATCTTTTATTCAATGAATGCCGTTCTTCAGCTAGTGATTTAGGTTTGACCATTACATCCCGCTTAAAATTAGTTATTCCAGAAGTAGATACTTCACAACAAAAGCAAAGTGAAGCGCAAAAGCGTTTTGGTGATCGTATATGAACTGGATAATGGAACGGGTTTTTGCATATTGCGAGGACATTTTAAACGGCAAGATAAATAGTTGTAAAAAACATCGTTGGGCCATTGAACGATTTATAAGGGATTATGAGGAGTGTCAAAGTGAAGACAGTCCTTTTTATTTTGATGGAGAGATAGCGGAGGATTTTTACTGGTTTGCAAAGGAATTTAAGCACGTTGAAGGGATTTTGGCAGGTGAATCCGTAGAATTAACTGATTTTCAATTGTTTCTAGCGGCTAATATTTTCGGATTCAAAAAGAAAATAAATGGAGCAAGGCGATTTAGAAAGGTTTTTATTCAGTTAGCGCGTAAAAATGCTAAATCTCAGTTTCTTGCTATTGTAGCAGCTTTTTGTACATTTCTTGGAGACGAAAAACAACGGGCTTATATTGCTGGATGGACAAGAGACCAATCATCTGAAGTTTATGAAGCTGTAAAAACAGGGATTAGTTCTAGTGAATTGTTAGAAGGTAAATGGAAAGAGGCTTATAGTACCATTGAAATATTTAAGAATGGTTCAGTTGTCGTTCCACTTTCAAAAGAAGCTAGAAAAACTGGTGATGGTAAAAACCCGTCTCTTGGAATTGTCGATGAATATCATGCACATGAAACTGATGAAATTTATGACGTTTTATCGTCTGGTATGGTGGCAAGGAAAGAGCCGTTAATGTTTATCATAACAACAGCTGGTTTCGACTTATCAAGACCTTGTTATAGAGAGTATGAGTATGTCAGTGACATCTTAGACCCGTCAAAAAATGTAGAAAACGATGATTATTTCGTTATGATCTGTGAATTGGAAAAGAACGATGATATCAAAGATGAGTCGAATTGGATAAAAGCAAACCCAATCGTAGCTACATATGAAGAAGGTTTGGAAGGTATACGTTCAGATTTGAAGGTTGCTCTTGATAGACCTGAAAAGATGAGGGCTTTTTTAACCAAAAACATGAATATTTGGGTCGATAAAAAGGACAACGGATACATGGATATGTCAAAATGGCAAAAATGCGAAGTAGATACCTTTGATTTTTCAGGTGCGACTCTTTGGATAGGTGGCGACTTATCAATGACAACAGATTTAACTAGTGTCGGTTGGGTTGGAATGGACGATGAAGGTGATTTTATTGTTGGACAACATTCATTTATGCCTGAAGCACGTTTGAAAGAAAAGATGGCCATAGATAAGGTGCGTTATGATTTATGGGCCGAACAAGGGTATTTAACTTTAACGCCTGGTGAAATGGTTGATTATACAATTGTTGAGTCTTGGATAGAAAACTTTTCAAAAGACAAAGAAATTCAAGAGTTTGATTACGATAAATGGAATGCGTTACATCTAGCACAAAATTTAGAGAATAAAGGGTTCGTTTGTGTAGAAATCCCTCAAAGGATTGCTAATTTATCCATTCCGACTAAAAATTTTCGAGAAAAAGTATACGAAAAGAAAGTTAAACATAATGGAGATCCAGTCCTTTTTTGGGCGCTTAATAATGCTGTTGTTAAAATGGATGATCAGGAAAACATTATGATTTCGAAAAAAATAAGTAAAAATCGTATTGATCCAGCAGCAGCGGTCTTAAATGCATTTGCTAGGGCTATGTATGGAGCAAGTGTCAGGTTTGATGTATCTGAATTTGCAAATAAAGACTTTCTAGGCAAGTTATGGAACTAGGGAGGGGGTGAACATGTGAAGATAGTGGATTCTGTTAAAAAGTTCTTTAATTTTGAAAAACGCCAAACGTCGCAGGTAATAGAGTTGAATAAAGACGATGAAAAATTATTAGAATGGCTAGGGATTTCTCCAAGTACTATTAGCGTTAAAGGAAAAAATGCTTTAAAAGTTGCTACAGTCTTTGCTTGTATCAAAATACTATCTGAATCCGTATCAAAGTTACCGTTGAAAATTTATCAGGAAGATGAATATGGAATCCAACGCGGTACAAAGCATTATCTCAACAATTTACTGAGACTAAGGCCTAACCCGTATATGTCCAGTATGAACTTTTTCGGATCATTAGAAGCTCAAAAAAATTTATATGGCAATAGCTACGCTAACATAGAGTTTGATAGAAAAGGTAAAGTCCAAGCGTTATGGCCGATAGATGCTTCTAAAGTGACAGTATACATTGATGACGTTGGTTTATTAAATTCCAAAACTAAAATGTGGTATGTAGTAAATACGGGTGGACAACAAAGAGTGTTAAAGCCAGAAGAGATACTGCACTTTAAAAACGGAATAACTCTTGATGGTCTTGTCGGTGTTCCTACAATGGAATATTTAAAGTCTACATTAGAAAATTCAGCTTCAGCTGATAAATTCATAAATAATTTTTACAAACAAGGGTTACAGGTAAAGGGATTAGTTCAATATGTCGGTGATTTAAATGAAGATGCGAAAAAGGTTTTCCGAGAAAATTTCGAATCAATGTCTAGCGGTCTTCAAAATAGCCATCGTATTGCATTAATGCCAGTAGGATATCAATTTCAACCTATTTCATTAAATATGTCAGATGCTCAATTTCTCGAAAATACCGAACTTACTATTAGGCAAATCGCTACTGCATTCGGCATTAAAATGCATCAATTAAATGATTTGAGTAAAGCGACTTTAAATAATATTGAGCAGCAGCAACAACAATTCTATACCGATACATTACAAGCGACTTTAACAATGTATGAGCAAGAAATGACGTATAAGCTATTTTTAGACAGTGAGTTGGATAAGGGGTTTTATTCAAAATTCAATGTAGACGCTATTTTAAGAGCGGATATCAAAACGAGATATGAAGCTTACAGAACGGGTATTCAAGGCGGTTTCCTTAAACCTAACGAAGCTAGAAGTAAAGAAGATTTACCACCAGAAGCTGGTGGGGATCGTTTACTTGTTAATGGAAATATGTTGCCGATTGATATGGCTGGACAGGCATATTTGAAGGGAGGTGATACTAATGGAGAAGTCAGCAAAGAAGGAAATGAAGGAAATTAGAGCTTTGCCAATGACTATTGAAGTCCGTGAAGTTAATGAGGACGAGGGAAAACGAACAATTTCGGGATCGATAAAATATAACAATGAAAGTGCCGAAATGCGTGACTGGTGGGGCGATACTTTCGTAGAAGAGATTGCTGAGGGAGCTTTTGATGAAAGTTTAAAAGTTCGTGATGTTGTAGGTTTATGGTCTCACGACACATCTCAAGTATTAGGAAATACTAAAAGTAAAACTTTACGAATCGAAAATGACAAGAAAGAATTACGATTTGAATTAGATATTCCTAATACAACTGTTGGGAATGACGCATGGGAATTAATTAAGCGTGGAGATGTTGATGGAGTTTCTTTTGGGATGAAGGTTACAAAAGACAAATGGTCATCGGAAGAACGTGAAAATGGAAAGCTTTATAAGCGTTCGATTTTAAATGCTGAACTATATGAAATATCACCGGTTGCATTCCCTGCATATCCAACGAATGAAGTAAGTGTACGTTCATTGGATGATTTTAAAGCTGGAGAAAAGCGAGTAGCTGATGAGTTTAGGAAAAGAAAACTACAAATCGAACTAGAGCTTATATAAGGCTCTTTTTTTATTGATAAATTTAAGGAGTGATTTGAATGTCAAAAGAATTACGTGAATTATTAGCTAAGTTAGAAGGGAAAAAGGAAGAAGTACGCTCTCTTATGGGAGAAGATAAAGTGGCAGAAGCAGAACAAATGATGGAAGAAGTGCGATCACTTCAGAAAAAAATTGATTTACAACGCTCATTAGATGAAGCAGAAACGGAAGAACGAAATAATGGAAGAGAAGTTGAAACACGTAATGTAGATGGTGAAATGGAATACCGCGATGTGTTTATGAAAGCATTACGCAATAAACCATTAAATGCTGAAGAACGTGAATTTCTTGAGGATGATTTAGAACAACGTGCCATGTCAGGATTAACTGGGGAAGATGGAGGACTTGTCATCCCTCAAGATATTCAAACGCAAATCAATGAATTAGCTCGTTCATTTGATGCGCTTGAGCAATATGTAACTGTTGAACCAGTGCGTACACGTTCAGGATCACGAGTATTAGAGAAAAATTCAGATATGATTCCGTTTGCTGAAATCACTGAAATGGGTGAAATTCCAGAAACTGATAATCCGAAATTTTCAAATGTACAATATGCAGTGAAGGACAGAGCAGGTATTTTACCGTTATCTCGTTCATTACTTCAAGATAGTGATCAAAACATCCTAAAGTATGTGACTAAATGGCTAGGTAAGAAATCTAAAGTTACACGTAATGTGTTAATCTTGGGCGTAATTGAAAAGTTAACAAAACAAGCAATCAAATCTCTGGATGATATTAAAGATGTATTAAATGTTAAATTAGACCCAGCGATTTCTCCGAATGCGATTTTACTTACAAACCAAGATGGATTTAATTATTTAGACAAATTAAAAGATAAAGACGGAAAATATATTTTACAGTCAGATCCAACGCAAAAAAACAAAAAACTATTTGCTGGTACTAATCCAGTCGTTGTTGTTTCGAATCGTTTCTTAAAATCAAAGGGAACTACAGCTAAAAAAGCGCCACTTATTATTGGTGATTTAAAAGAAGCTATTGTTTTATTTAAACGTGAAGATATGGAACTGGCTTCTACAGATGTAGGTGGTAAAGCATTCACTCGTAATACATTAGATTTACGCGCAATTCAACGTGATGATGTGCAAATGTGGGATAATGAAGCAGCAGTTTACGGAGAAATCGATTTAAGCGCTCCTGTTGAACAACCTCAAGGGTAAACTAAGGAGGCATTTGAATGCTTGTTACCTTAGAAGAAGCTAAAGAATGGATTCGAGTGGACGGAGACGATGACCCAACTATCACTATGTTAATTAAAGCGGCTGAATTATATATTTACAAAGCAACTGGCAAAACATTTACTCAAACAAATGAAGATGCTAAGTTGCTTTGTTTATTTCTGGTGGCTGATTGGTACGGAAATCGACTACTTGTAGGTGAAAAAGCCAGTGAAAAAATCAGAACCATTGTTCAGAGTATGATATTACAGCTCCAATATGCTTCAGAGCCTCAGGAGGAAAGAAAATGAATCCTGCAAAATTAGATAAACGGCTTACATTTCAAGTAAAAGATGAAAATGCAAAAGGGCCTGACGGTGATCCGATAGATGGATATAAAGATGCTTTTACCGTATGGGGCTCTTTTGTTTATTTAAAGGGAAGGAAATACTTTGAGGCAGCAGCTGCTAATAGTGAGGTTCAAGGAGAAACAGAAATCAGAAATCGGGATGATGTAAGTGCAGATATGAAAATTAAGTACAAAAACGTGATTTATGATATTGTTTCCGTTATTCCAACTCAAGATCATACTTTATTAATCATGTGGAAACGTGGTGAAATGAATGGCTGATGGTATAGATTTAGATTTATTAGGATTTGATCGTTTAGTTACTGAATTAGACCAAATGGGGTTACGGGGAGAGAAAATTGAAGATAAAGCTCTTGCAGCTGGTGGTGAACCTATTCGTAAAGCCATTGCAGAACGAGCGCCAAGAAGCCCAAGCCCCAAAAAACGATCTAAAAGTGAACCGTGGCGTACAGGGCAACATGGTGCAGACCAGATAAAAGTAACAAAAGCTAAACTTGAAGGTGGAATAAAAACAGTAAAAATAGGTCTTAATAAAGCGGATCGTTCCCCGTGGTTCTATTTAAAGTTCCATGAATGGGGTACATCCAAAATGCCAGCACATCCATTTATAGAGCCGGGTTTTAATGCTTCAAAAGCGGAAGCTGTACGTGCTATGACAGATATTTTAAAGAACGAAATGAGGTTGGATTTGTGATAAATTTAAGACCTGATATTTTACAAGCTCTTGAGAATGATCAAGAGCTTGTTTCATTGTTGGGTGGGAAACGAATTTATTACCGTAAAGCAAAGAAGGCAGAAGAGTTTCCGCGAATTACGTATTTTGAATTAGACAATAGGCCAGATGGATTTGCAGATAATCAAGAGATTGAAAGTGAAATCTTGTTTCAAGTTGATGTTTGGGCAAAGAGTAGTACAACAGCAATCCATCAAAAAGTGAATGAAATCATGAAAAGAATTGGTTTCTCACGCTATGCGGTTGCTGATTTATATGAAGAGGATACACAAATATTTCATTATGCGATGAGATTCGCAAAAGGAGTGGAATTATAAATGGCTGGAGAAGTTGTAAGAATTAGTTCAACGGTTGGTGTAGACAACCTTGTATATGCGAAAGTTTTACAAGATGATTCGTCTGCTATTAAATATACAGATGTAAAGAAAATGGAAGGTGCTGTAAAGGTTAAATTAACTAAAAAAGTAGCTTCTGAGGTTATGTGGAGCGATAACAGAAAATCAGAGATTGCAGAATCTGATGGCGAAACTGAAGTGGAGATTGAGGTTCGAGGACTTTCACTTTCTACAAAGGCTGACATTGAAGGGTTTCCAGAAGTAAAAGATGGCGTTTTAGATGAGAAACGTGAAGGTGAGAAACCATATTTAGCTATTGGTTTCCGATTCTTAAAAGCTAATGATAAGTATCGATATGTTTGGTTATTAAAAGGGAAACTTTCACAAGAGGAAGAAGAAGCTGAAACGAAAAAAGACAAACCGAACTTCCAAACAACAAAATTGAAAGGTTCCTTTATTGAACGTGATTTTGATGATAGAACGAAATTTACAGCAGATGAAGATGAACCAACGTTCACAAAATTAGTTGGAGATAATTGGTTTAATAAAGTATATGAAAAACCAGTGACACAACCACCAGCAGGAAAGTAAGAGGGAGCAAAAGCTCTCTCTTTTTTATTAAATTTAGGAGGGAAAAACTATGAAATTAACATTAATGATTAATAAAGAAAAACAAACTTTTAATATGCCAGAATTTATTCCAGCCCGCCTTATTCGTCAGGCTCCTGAACTTGCTGAAATTCCAAACAATCCTGGTCCAGAAGATATGGATAAAATGGTTCAATTCGTAGTGAAAGTTTATGATGGTCAATTTACATTAGATCAGTATTGGGATGGTGTTGATGCCCGTAAATTCTTATCGACAACTTCAGATGTAATTAACGCAATTATAAATGAAACAGTGGAAGCAGCAGGGGGTAGTACTGAATCAGGAGAAGAAGAAAACCCAAACGCATAGAGGGAGGAGGGCTAACGTTCAGTGAGTTTATGGACGAGCTCTACCTCTCTTTATTGCGACAAGGGTACAAACACCATCACATTGATAATGAGATGGATATTTGGCATTATTTGAGACTTAATCGAAAAATGCATGAAAACGGAAATGAAAATTACGAAGGCTCCAATTCAAATGAAATAGAAGTGCCAGCGGAAAACATTATTTAACGAGGGAGGTGAGACTATGGCGAATGAAATAAATAATCTAGTCGTTAGACTTTCCCTTGATAACGTAAATTTCAGACAAGGTATCTCGAATTCAGGTCGTGCAGTCAGGACGTTACAGAATGAATTGAAATCTGTAAGTACAGGAATGGGCGGTTTTGCTAACGCTAGTCAGCAAACACAAGCGAAAATGAATACACTCAGTAGGCTCATTGATGCGCAAAAAGAGAAAGTTAAAGCGTTACGACAAGCCTATGATCAAAATAAGGCTAAATTAGGTGAAAATGATGCAGCAACCCAGCGATATGCTTCGCAAGTTAATAAGGCAGTTGCTGATTTAAATAGATTTGAAAATGAATTAAAGCAAGTAAACCGTCAAGCTGAACAAAAAGGGATGGATAAGTTAAACAACTCTTTAAAATCCCTACAAGCTGAATTTCAGTCTATTACAACAGGTATGGGCGGTTTTTCTAATGCGACAGAACAAACAAGGGCTAAAGTAGATGTTTTATCCCGTATGGTAGATAAACAAAAAGAGAAGATTAGGGAACTTCAACAAGCCTATAATCGTGCTAAAACAGAAGAAGGCGAAGCGAGTCAATCAGCACAAAGATACGCTGAACAAATTCATCGGGCAACAGCTGAACTGAATCGATTTGAAACTGGATTACAGCAGTCAAATCGTGAATTAGAACAGCAAGGGAATCGCCTATTGAACTTCGGAAATCGCATGGAGACATTAGGTAATCATTTGCAAAATGCCGGAATGCAGATCGGCATGGTATTTGGTGGTATGACTTACGCAATAGGTCGGGGCTTAAAATCAGCAATCACTGAATCAATGAATTTTGAGCAACAGATGGCCAATGTAAAAGCTGTTTCTGGATCTACTGGAGCAGAAATGAAAAAGTTAAGTGAATTGGCTGTTAATATGGGAGAAACAACAAAATACTCCAGTGTTCAAGCAGGTCAAGGTATCGAGGAATTAATAAAGGCTGGTGTTAGCTTACAAGATATTATTAACGGCGGATTGGCAGGTGCCCTTAACTTAGCGACGGCAGGGGAATTAGAGTTAGGTGAAGCAGCCGAAATTGCTTCCACAGCTCTGAATGCATTTAAAGCAGACCATCTTTCAGTTGCGGATGCAGCCAATATTTTATCTGGTGCAGCCAATGCTTCCGCAACTGATGTAAGAGAGTTAAAATATGGACTTTCAGCTTCATCAGCAGTAGCAGCGGGAGCCGGAATGACGTTTAAGGATACAGCTACAACTTTAGCGGTATTTGCACAAAATGGTCTTAAGGGATCAGATGCAGGTACATCTTTAAAAACAATGTTAATGAGGTTAAATCCTTCAACAAAAGAAGCATATAACAAAATGAGAGATTTAGGACTTATTACTTATAATGCACAGGCAGGTTTTGATTTCTTAGTTAAAAACGGTATTCAACCAGCTTCCAGAAATGTAGGGGATATAGAAGTAGCTTTAGAACAATATGTAATGAAAACAGAAGGTGTAACGAAATGGAATGATAAATGTGATACAACGTTTCGCGAATTAGCAACAAGTTCGGCATTTTTATCATCAAAATTCTATGATCAACAGGGGCATATTCAAAGTCTAGAAAATATTTCAGGTACACTTCATGAATCGATGAAAGATTTAACAGACCAACAACGAAGTATGGCTCTGGAAACATTATTTGGTTCCGATGCTGTACGTGGTGCGACTATCTTGTTTAAAGAAGGCGCCAAAGGTGTCAATGAAATGTGGGATTCCATGTCAAAGGTTACAGCAGCTGATGTAGCAGCGACCAAAATTGATACTTTAAAGGGACGACTTACATTACTAGATTCAGCGTTTTCCACAATGAAAAAGACAATTGGTGATGCACTAGCTCCAGTAGTTAGTGTTTTTGTTGCTGGTTTACAAAAACTTGTTGATGGATTCAACTCTTTACCTGGACCAGTACAAAAGGCAATAGCAATTACAGGTGGTATCGTCCTTGCTTTAACAGCTGTGGCTACAGCAATAGGTGTGGTTTTAGCAGCGTTTGGAATGATTGCTTCAGGAATTGGTTCTTTATCTCTTGCTTTAGCATCAGTCGGTGGGATTGCTGGAATTGCGGCTGGAGCAGTTGGATTCTTAGGAAGCGCGCTTGCGGTTTTAACAGGGCCAATTGGTCTAGTAGCAGCGGCTCTTATCGGAACTGGTGTTGTTGCATATAAAGCATATCAAAAAGCGACTGAAGACAGTATCGCATCAGTAGACCGCTTTGCTACAAATACAGAAGGGAAAGTAAGCTCCTCAACAAAGAAGGTTCTTGGCGAGTATTTCAAGCTGTCCGATGGTATTAGACAAAAGTTAACTGAAATTAGATTGAACCATGAAGTAATAACAGAAGAACAGTCGCAAAAGTTGATTGGTCAATATGACAAATTAGCTAATACAATCATTGAAAAAACCAACGCAAGGCAGCAAAAAGAAATTGAAGGGCTTAAAAAGTTCTTTGCTGATTCGTATGTATTAACCGCTGAAGAAGAGAACAAACGAATCGAACAGTTAAATCAGCACTATGAACAAGAAAAGCTAAAAACGCAAGAAAAAGAAAATAAAATTAAAGAGATCTTACAAACAGCGGCTAGAGAAAACAGAGAATTAACGACATCCGAACGTATCTCTTTACAAGCATTGCAGGATGAAATGGACAGAGTTGCTGTTGAGCATATGTCTAAAAATCAAATGGAGCAGAAGGTTATTCTTGAAAATATGCGTGTGCAGGCTAGTGAAATTTCAGCTAGACAGGCAGCGGAAGTTGTAGAGAATAGCGCCAAAGCAAGAGATAAAGTTATTGAAGATGCGAAAAAGACCCGTGATGAAAAAATTGCAGAGGCGATTCGCCAACGTGATGAAAATAAAACAATCACTGCTGATGAAGCGAACGCAATCATTGCAGAGGCAAAACGTCAATATGATAGTACAGTTTCTACAGCTCGAGATAAACATAAAGAAATTGTGAGTGAAGCAAAAGCGCAAGCTGGTGAACATGCAAATCAGGTAGATTGGGAAACTGGCCAAGTAAAATCGAAATATCAAGCTATGAAAGACGATGTTATTCGAAAAATGAAAGAAATGTGGTCGGACGTTACCAACAAATATGAAGATATGAAAAACTCTGCAAGCAACAAAGTAGAGGAGATAAAAAATACAGTTTCAAGAAAATTTGAAGAGCAGAAAAAAGCTGTTACTGATAAGATGTCAGAAATAAAAAGTAGTATTGAAGATAAGTGGAATACAGTTGAAAAGTTTTTCAGTTCTATAAATTTACGTTCCATCGGTAAATCAATCATAGAAGGGCTTGGCAAGGGAATAGATGACGCTTCAGGAGGTCTGTTTAGTAAGGCTGCGGAAATTGCAAGTGATATTAAGAAGACTATTTCTGGAGCATTAGAAATTAACAGTCCGTCTAAAGTGATGATTCCAGTCGGTAGCGCAGTTCCAGAAGGTGTTGGGGTTGGTATGGATAAGGGAAAACGATTTGTTGTGGATGCAGCAAAAAATGTAGTCGGAACTGTTAAGAAACAAATGGGGAATATGCCATCTGTTTTTGATTTTGGATTCCAAACAAATCAATATAGTATCCCGCAAAATACATTTAGCGATTTCAGTGGATATATGCAACCGCAATTATCTTATAACAATCCATCTATGGCAAAAACAATATTCCCAAATAGACCAGGTGGAGAACAAGAACTGAATTTAACCGTAAACATGACTAATGTTTTAGATGGAAAAGAGCTTGCAAACGGAAGTTACACCTATACTACAAAACTTCAAAATCGTGAACAAAAAAGAAGAGCGGAATTTTAAGGGTGGTGAGCACGTTGGGGAAACTTAGTTTTACTTTTAATAATATTAGAAAAGATTATATTCAAATGCTAGTTGGAAGAAAACGTCCTTCATGGGCTCCAGTAAAAAGAAGATTAGTAAGAGTCCCTCATCGCGCAGGGGCTCTTTTACTTAATACAGAAACGGAGGAACGTCGTATTGACGTTCCTCTTGTTATTAAAGCGAAAAAAGATATGGCAGATTTACAAAAGTTAAAAGAAGATTTAGCGGATTGGTTATATACAGAGCAACCTGCTGAACTTATTTTTGATGATGAGTTAGACAGGACTTATTTATCATTAATTGATGGTTCTGTCGATTTGGACGAAATAGTCAATAGAGGTAAAGGTGTTATTACTTTTGTTTGTCCAATGCCGTATAAATTAGGGAAAATCAATACTCACAAATTTACGCAAGAGTGGTCTACAGAAACAACTTCTTATTTTACTAATAAAGGAAGTGTAGAAGCTCCAGCATTAATTGAAATGACAGTGAAAAAACCAAGTACCTTTTTAGATGTATGGTTTGGAGAGTATCCGCATAATCGTGATTATTTCAGAATAGGCTACCCTCTGACTGTGGAAGAAACCACGGTACAAGAACGAGAAAGAGTCATGTGGGATGAAATGGCTACTCCTATAGGATGGACACCTGTTACTGGACAATTCGAGGAGATGAAAGGGACAGGTAGTTTTAAATCAAGAGGTGGTCATGCACTATATTGTGAAGATTACGGAAAAGAGACAGGATTCTACGGTGCTATAGCCAAGAAAAACATTCCGGGCGGCCCATTACAAGACTTCGAAATGGAGGCATGGGTGACTTTAAAGTCCAAAAACATAAGCGAAATGGGACGTGTTGAAGTTCTTCTTTTAGATGAGACGAGTAACGTGATATCCCGCATCAATATGAATGATCTATATGCGACCGCTGAAATTACAAGGGCGCATATGACAATTGGAAATAGCGGAACACCCAATAGTTTTCGAAAATTAGTTGATACAAGTGGATTTTATTCGACAACATTTAACCAATTCCGAGGGCGTTTACGTATTGCTAGGCGGGGGAAGGTGTGGTCTGTATATGTGGCTAAATTTATAGATGGTACAGAAAAAGATGGAGCTTCACTTGTAGAACGTTGGATTGATGAAACAGGAAATCCGATGACAGAACGTAAAATTGCACAAGTTATGATTGCGATTTGCAAGTGGGATAATCATCAACCTATTAACGAAATGCAAATTGATGATTTAAAAATTTGGAAGGTAAACAAAGTTCCATCTAATGCACAACCATATATCTTTGATACTGGAGATAAAATTGTTATCGATACTGAGAAAAGTCTTGTCACGATCAATGGGGAGAAAGCAATCAATATAAAAGAAATCTTTAGTAATTTTCCTATCGTAATACGTGGTGAAAATCGTATCGATATAATGCCACCTGATGTAAATGCAACAATCAGTTATAGGGAGAGATATAGATGAGAACACCAAGCGGGATTTTGCATGTTGTGGATTTTAAAACGGATCAAATCGTCGCAGCTATCCAGCCAGAGGACTATTGGGATGACAAACGGCATTGGGAACTAAAAAATAACATTGACATGTTGGATTTCACCGCTTTTGATGGAACAGACCATGCAGTTACGTTACAACAACAGAATCTTGTTTTAAAAGAAGTTCGCGATGGAAGAATCGTACCGTATGTTATTACAGAGACTGAAAAAAATTCCGATAAACGATCCATTACCACATACGCTTCAGGAGCTTGGATTCAAATTGCTAAATCAGGGGTCATAAAACCACAACGGATAGAGAGTAAGACGGTCAACGAATTTATGGATTTAGCACTCTTAGGTATGAAGTGGCAGCGTGGAGTTACTGAATATGCTGGATTTCATACAATGACCATCGATGAATATATGGACTCACTCACTTTTTTAAAGAAGATTGCATCTTTATTTAAACTGGAAATTCGATATCGTGTTGAGATTAAAGGTTCAAAAATCATCGGTTGGTATGTAGATATGATTCAAAAACGCGGGCATGATACAGGCAAAGAAATAGAATTAGGAAAAGATTTAGTCGGTGTTACGCGTATTGAACATACACGTAATATTTGCACTGCTTTAGTTGGATTTGTAAAAGGTGAAGGTGACAAGGTAATCACTATTGAAAGTATTAATAAAGGTCTACCCTATATCGTAGATGCAGATGCATTTCAAAGATGGAATGAACACGGACAACATAAATTCGGTTTTTATACACCAGAAACAGAAGAATTAGACATGACTCCAAAACGTTTACTGACGCTTATGGAAATAGAATTGAAAAAGCGTGTCAATTCCTCAATCTCTTATGAAGTGGAAGCACAATCAATTGGTCGTATTTTCGGCCTAGAACACGAATTAATTAACGAAGGCGACACGATCAAAATTAAAGATACAGGGTTTACACCAGAATTATATCTTGAAGCGCGAGTAATAGCTGGAGATGAATCTTTTACAGACCCAACGCAAGATAAATATGAATTCGGAGATTATCGTGAGATTGTTAATCAAAATGAGGAATTAAGAAAAATTTACAATCGTATTCTTAGTTCGCTTGGCAATAAACAAGAAATGATAGACCAGCTAGATAAACTAGTGAACGAAGCTAACGAAACCGCTAGTAATGCAAAGAAGGAGTCAGAAGCAGCAAAAGCACTAGCTGAAAAAGTACAAGAGAATATTAAAAATAATACCGTTGAAATTATAGAATCCAAGAATCCACCGACAACAGGACTGAAACCTTTTAAAACGCTTTGGCGTGATATTAGTAACGGAAAGCCCGGTATTTTAAAAATATGGACAGGTACAGCGTGGGAATCAGTTGTACCCGATGTTGAATCTGTAAAAAAAGAAACATTAGATCAGGTTAATAAAGATATTGAGTCCACAAAAACAGAGTTAAATCAAAAGGTTCAAGAAGCACAGAACCAAGCGACTGGTCAATTCAATGAAGTGAAAGAGAGTTTACAAGGCGTTAGTCGTACGATTACAAACGTTGAGAACAAACAAGGTGAAATCGATAAGAAGGTAACTAAGTTTGAACAGGATTCTAGTGGATTTAAACAGTCCATTGAAGAGTTAACAAAAAAAGACGGTCAGATTACTGAAAAAGTTAACACTATTGAATCTACTGTAGAAGGCACAAAAAAGACAATTTCCGATGTACAGCAAACAACAAGTGATCTTAAGAAAACAACAACTGAAATTAAAGAAGAAGCTGGGAAAATCAGTGAGAAGTTAATGAGTGTAGAAACAAAGGTTAATAGTGATAAAGCTGGAGGGCGTAACCTTTTATTAGGTTCAAATGTTAAATATGAAAAAACAGATTACCTAATCAATCAATATTCTCTAACTGAAAACTTCTTTGCGGGTGAGGAATATACCTTTGTAATTAAGGGAAGCGTCCCACAAGGTCAGAAATTTGGGATTTGGCAGAATGGCGGGTCTAGCAATGTTGGATATGCAACAAGTGTTTATGCTAATGGAATAACGTATGTAACCTTTAAAGCTGTTGCAACTACAAGTGGAAATGAAAGAAAGTTAAGTTTATATAACTATCCAAGTAATACTACAAAGGCAATTGTAGAATGGGTTGCCTTGTATAAAGGGAATAAGCCACAGGATTGGACGCCAGCGCCTGAAGAACAGGTAACAACCGATGAATTCACCAAGAAAACCATTGAAATTACAAAAAGTGTAGATGGTATCAAAGAAACGATAACAAAAGTAGAAAATAATCAAAGTGGATTTGATAAGCGTGTTGCTACTGTAGAAAAAGATGCAACTGCCATTAAACAAAATGTCTCTTTAATACAAAATACGCAGACAGAACAAGGAAGGCAATTACAAGAGGCAAAAGCTGGATGGGAAAATACTGCAAAAGCACTTGAAGGTAAAGTTGAGCTTAAACAAGTAGAGGATTATGTTGCGGGGTTTAAGATTCCAGAGTTGAAGCAAACAGTTAATCAGAATAAACAAGATTTATTAGATGAATTAGCCAATAAGCTTGCAACTGAGCAATTTAATCAGAAAATGACTCTGATTGATAATCGTTTTACTATTAATGAACAGGGTATCAATGCAGCAGCAAAAAAGACAGAAGTATATACGAAAACGCAAGCAGATGGACAATTCGCTACAGGTTCTTATGTAAGAGATATGGAAACTCGTCTTCAGTTAACTGAAAAGGGCGTTAGTATATCTGTAAAAGAAAATGATGTAATAGCAGCCATTAACATGAGTAAAGAAAACATTAAGTTAAATGCTGCACGAATAGATTTAGTTGGTAAAGTTAATGCGGAGTGGATTAAAGCTGGATTGCTGAGCGGTTGCCAAATTAGAACATCAAATACGGATAACTATGTTAGTTTAGATGATCAATTTATACGTCTCTATGAAAGAGGAGTTGCTAGAGCATTTCTGGGGCATTACAGAAGATCAGATGGTGCAGTACAACCGACTTTCATCTTAGGTTCAGATGAAAAGACTAACGCTCCGGAAGGTACTTTGTTTATGTCTCAAGCAGGTGCAGGATGGTCAGGGGCTTATGCGAGCATTGGTATTAGCAATGGCATAGTTGATGGTGCAGTCCAAAAGTCTGTGTATTGGGAGTTGCAAAGAAACGGACTAAGTGTTCTAAACGCTAATGATTACCATGTTTTTTACGCTGGAAATGGAAATTGGTATTTCAGAAGAGGGAAACCAGGGTTGTATCAAACTTCGTTAGTCGTTGAAGATAATAGTACAGATTCTGATTTAAGATTACCTAATGTAACTATACGTAATAGCCGTGCAGCAGGATATACAGGAGTTATTCAATTGAAATCCCCTGTTACTCAAAATGGATGGGGTGCTGTTCAAGGGAATTTTATGACTCCTTCATTACGGGAGTATAAATCTAATATCCGTGATATTTCTTTTTCCGCCTTAGAAAAAATTAGAAGTCTTAAAATTAGACAATTTAATTATAAGAATGCTGTAAACGAACTATACCGGATGAGAGAAGAGAAAAGTCCCAATGATCCACCATTGACAACAGAAGATATTAAAACATACTACGGTTTAATCGTAGATGAATGTGATGAAATGTTTGTGGATGAAAGTGGGAAAGGAATTCATTTGTACTCATACGCATCCATTGGAATTAAAGGTTTACAAGAAGTTGATGCAACAGTACAGGAACAGGAGGTAGAAATAGCAAATCTAAAATCACAAATAGCTAGTCAAGAAGATCGGATAGCACGATTAGAAGAATTATTACTACAACAATTAATAAATAAGAAACCAGAGCAGCCATAGGCTGGTCTTTTTATTTTGGCCAAAAAGGAGAGGAAAAGATGGATCGTATTGATGTATTACTAAAAGCATTTATAGCTGCGTTTGGTGGCTTCTGTGGGTATTTCTTGGGAGGATGGGATGCAACATTGAAAATCTTAGTGACAATGGTAGTTATTGATTATTTAACTGGCATGATTGCAGCAGGGTATAACGGAGAATTAAAAAGCAAAGTTGGTTTCAAAGGCATCGCCAAAAAGGTGGTGCTTTTTCTTTTGGTCGGAGCGGCCGCTCAACTAGACTCGGCACTTGGAAGCAACAGTGCAATCCGTGAAGCAACAATTTTCTTCTTCATGGGTAATGAATTACTTTCACTCTTAGAAAATGCCGGGCGAATGGGTATTCCACTCCCACAAGCATTAACAAATGCAGTTGAGATTTTAGGTGGTAAACAAAAACAAGAAGAGAAAAAAGGAGATGTTCAGTAATGGAAATCCAAAAAAAATTAGTTGATCCAAGTAAGTATGGTACAAAGTGTCCGTATACAATGAAGCCTAAATATATCACTGTTCACAACACATATAATGATGCTCCAGCTGAAAATGAAGTGAGTTACATGATTAGTAACAATAATGAGGTGTCGTTTCATATTGCAGTAGATGACAAGAAAGCGATTCAAGGTATTCCGTTGGAACGTAATGCATGGGCTTGCGGAGACGGCAATGGTTCGGGGAATCGTCAATCCATTTCTGTAGAAATCTGTTATTCAAAATCAGGAGGAGATAGATACTATAAAGCTGAGGATAATGCTGTTGATGTTGTACGACAACTTATGTCTATGTACAATATTCCGATTGAAAATGTTCGAACTCATCAATCCTGGTCAGGTAAATATTGTCCGCATAGAATGTTAGCTGAGGGAAGGTGGGGAGCATTCATTCAGAAGGTTAAGAATGGGAATGTGGCGACTACTTCACCAACAAAACAAAACATCATCCAATCAGGGGCTTTCTCACCGTATGAAACCCCTGATGTTATGGGAGCATTAACGTCACTTAAAATGACAGCTGATTTTATCTTACAATCGGATGGATTAACTTATTTTATTTCCAAACCGACTTCAGATGCACAACTAAAAGCAATGAAAGAATACCTTGACCGTAAAGGTTGGTGGTATGAAGTTAAATAAAACAAAAGAATAGTTTTATGAACAAAAATAAGAGCCGTCCTGTTGGGCGGCTTTTTTTTATTGCTCAATTACTGTTGCACTAATTTTAGGCATTCCTGTTTTATCTTTTTCGTCGTAGGCGCCATAGATTGTTACTATTGATCCTTTAGATATTTTTAATCCGTTTTTAAGTGTTATTTCATTTTCGTTCGTTTGCACTCCACTTTGGACAATTTGAATAGTGTACATGCCTTTGCCGTCATTTTCGTTTGTGCTTATGACAAATGAAGGTAATGCTGAAGACTTAAGTAATAAATCTACCGTTCCGGTAGCTTTAAGCCTTTTTCCTTTTTCGTATTGATCTCCATTTGCCTTAACAAAACTAACTTCTTCAGCATCTTGCTTTATCTTCTTATTTAACTCATCCTGAGATGTTAAATCTTTTTTAGTTTCTGGTTGAGATTTGACGTTCGTTTTTTCACTTGATTCACTTTGTTTAGAAGAATCACAAGCTGTTAGACCTAACAATAAGGTACTTCCAATGCAAATACTTATAAGTTTTTTATACATTTTCATTCTCCTCCTCTATCCAAATTTCTTCCATGTGCAATTTTAATTCCTTTGCAATTTTATAGGCTGTAAGAAAGGTAGGTAGCGTCGTGTTATTAACGAGTGAACTCATTGTAGTTTGACTAATTCCAATAAGTTTTGAAAACTCCTTTTGACGTATTTCTCTTTCAGCAAAAATAACACGAAGTTTACATTTTAATCGCACAATATCACCTCTTTAATTATATACAATTCGCATATGGAAATGTGTCCTCCTTTAATTTAATCAACGAACATTTAGAAAAGTTTAAATGGACAGGCAATATAACTCTTTCTAAGTCATATACCTATATCAAGACCACGAGGAATACCAAGTGGAACTAAGGACATCAAGAGGGGAGAGGATTACATGCGTTGGCAGTATAATCACTTGAATACAACTCCATATCTTCATCCATCCAAAGAATTATGTTCAATGTACAATGGATCGAGATCAAGAGCAGAGACGGAATCAATTTTAAATCACATGAAAAATCATGAAGTTTATGATCGAAAAGAATATAAAGGATATTTCAGTTTGTCACAGGTATTAGAAGAAGATCTATATGGAGAGGAAGAAGATGTTTTAAACTGGGAAATTCTAATGGATTGTTATGATGTAGTTCTTACAAGAAAAGGTATTGCATTTCGTGAAAAAGAAGAGGAGGAACAAGCATGACTCTTGCTGGAGAAGCGATTATTATTTGGACGGCAACAGGGTTGTCAGTAGTTGCAATGAAGGCAGCAGAAAAAATGGGGAAAAGTGTTCCACATTGGCTTCCACGTGTCACTTTGTACACAACACTTACAGGCTCGTTTCTATACCTTCTACGTTATGTTCTCGTTTTATTTCTATGAAGGAATACGATGTGGAAACTTTTCATTCCTTATGTCATAAGGAGTTTAGCTTGTATGCACGTATTCCTTGAAACAGGGATATATACCCTCTATAAGAGGGATATAAGGAGTGATTTTATGCTGGAGTTGTTATCAGTACCATTCGCAGGTTTAATTTTCGCCATAGTTGGCGAAAGGCTCAAAGGAAGAGAGAGTGATCGAAAGAAAATACAAGTTTTTTTTGAAGTAAGCGGAATTGCGATACGTAGAGAGGACAAATTACAGTATCCAGTTTTTCTTGAACAAAAAGAGGATGACCGAAGTACAACTTATATATATCGGTTGCCTGTAGGAATGCCGAGTAAAATTATTCAGAAGGTCGAGGATGTTGTCTCTGAAGGGCTAAGTAAACCTGTCCGAATTGATTATGATAATTACAAGCTAAATATTCGTGTGTTTCATAGGGATATACCGAAAAAATGGTCATGGTCTAAAGGTTTGGTTGCAGAAGGAAGCTGGTGTGTTCCAATGGGCCAAAGTTTAGAAAAACTTATCTATCATGATTTTGATAAAACACCACATATGACACTAGGTGGTCTGACACGGATGGGAAAAACGGTATTTTTAAAAAATGTAGTTACTTCTCTTACTTTAGCACAACCAGAACATATTAATTTATACATTATTGATTTAAAAGGGGGCTTGGAGTTTGGGCCGTATAAGAATTTAAAACAGGTAGTTTCTATTGCTGAAAAGCCCGCAGAAGCTTTTATGATATTAACTAATATCCTCAAGAAGATGGAAGAGAAAATGGAATATATGAAATGTAGACATTATACGAATGTTGTAGAAACAAATATCAAAGAGCGTTACTTCATAATAGTAGACGAAGGAGCCGAACTTTGCCCAGATAAAAGTATGAAAAAAGAACAGCAAAGGTTATTAGGAGCGTGTCAACAAATGCTCTCTCATATAGCGCGCATAGGTGGTGCTTTAGGTTTTAGATTGATTTTTTGTACACAGTACCCGACAGGGGATACATTACCGCGCCAAGTAAAACAAAATAGTGATGCGAAATTAGGCTTTAGATTACCGACTCAAACAGCATCAAGTGTTGTTATAGATGAAGCGGGATTAGAAACGATAAAAAGCATTCCCGGACGCGCGATTTTCAAAACCGATAGACTTACAGAAATACAAGTGCCTTACATTAGTAATGAGATGATGTGGGAGCATTTAAAAGGATATGAGGTGGAGAAACATGAGGATGCAAACGCATATGCAAATCAACCGTCAAATGGCGATACTTGCGACGATTAGAAAGCTACAGTTTGCAACGAGAAGGCATTTAATGAGTATTCATGAAATGGGTGGAATAAGAAATGCAAATCGAATTCTGAAAGATTTATCTATTTATACAAGTAAGGTAGTTTACAATAAAGAGCATGTATATTATTTAAACCAATCAGGACATAAGTTGTTTGGCGAAGGGAAAGTTGTACATCATGGTAAAGTTACACACGCTCTTTTACGTAATGAAGCTTGGTTAAATTTATATTGTCCTGATGATTGGCAAGTAGAAACTGAAATTAAATATATAAAGGATAATAAAAAGAAAAAAATAATTCCAGATGTGAAATTTCGTGATGAGGACAGAATACTTCATGCTGTAGAAATAGATCGTACTCAGAAAATGATAGTGAACGATGAAAAATTAAAAAAATATGAGGAGTTAACGCAGATTTATAAACAGAAGCATAACGGGAAAGTGCCAGTTATTCATTTCTTTACAATCACAAAATATAGAGAAAAGAAATTAGAAGAACTGGCAAATAAATATAATGTGTTTGTAAAAGTATATGTAATCGCTACTACTTAATGATGAAAAAAAGAGCTGATCATTTTCGAATGATTAGCTCTTTTTTATGTATTGTATTACGTCGTCTATTTTGTAAATTTTATTAATTCCTTTTTCTGCAGCAATGGCATTTAAAGCATCAATGATAGCTTCAAGCGAATCAAAACGAACAGCATTAGCATTACCATTCACTAAATCACTAATCGTGTTGTATCTTACTTGGGATTCTGTAGATAATTTATTTTTAGTGATCCCCAATTCATCTAAAGAATTTCCGAGTGTGAATTTCATTTTATTCTCCTCCGCAGCACTGGTTATCTTGTACTCATTTTACAACATCAATCGAAATTAGTAAAACTTTTTTCGTTCAACTATTGACGTTGAATAATTAGAGAGTTATAATTCAACTTAAATAGTTGAACTAATTTAGTTGAACTTAAAAGGAGGAACAATTATGAATCGAGTAAATGATTATTTTGGTTTAGAAAGTAAATCAGATTGCATTTGGTTTTATGGTTTCTTCAGTATATCTACGATTTTATTTTTAATCGATATGATTATTGCTCTTATATAAGGAGGGGAGAAAATGCTTAGCTCAGCAAACTATACGCAATATAAAAAATTACAATCATTCCGATCAGTAGAAGAGATGAATGAAGCGATTTGTTCTTTTTTATACAAACATACACATGAATTATCCGAATCAGCAATAAAAGTATTGAAATTTCTAGCAAGGCACTCTTGTAAAATCCCAGGTGTCTCTTTCTTGAAGGTAGGGACAATTGCGGAGGCATTAAATATAAGTGATCGAACTGTTCGCAGGGTACTAAAAGTATTAGAGGATTTTGAAGTAGTAACTAGACATAAAACAATTCGAACGGAAGGAAAATTACGTGGAGGGAACGGACATAACGTCTATGTCCTTCTAAAAAAATATAGTGTCACACCGAATGTCCTACCGAAAATGTCACAGCGACAAGATGAAGAAAACCTTACAGAATCAAAGGTTTCAGATACAAAAACGGACAAGGAAGCTAAACTTTCTGAATCACACCCTCTAGAAGAATTGAAAAGCGAATTAAACGTAAAAGAAACGTCAGCAAGGGAATCTAAAGAAATCGAATTAGAGGATCTAGATGAAACTTTTACACCAGAAAATGTACCAAGCCAATTCAGAGATGTGGTAGCTCCATTCTTCAAATCAGCAGATAAAATTTATAAATTGTATCATCGAGTATTAATAGCTTATAAACGTTCAAAAATAGACAAGCCTATTGAACAAGTGATAAATCAAGCCATTCAAGCATTCAAAGAAACTGTCTTCGCAGAAAAAGCAAATAAAATTAGAAGTACTTTTGAAGGTTATTTTTATAGAATTGTTGAAAGTAAATTTGTAATGGAGAGAAGGAAAGAATGTCGAGGATTATTGTTCGATTGGTTAAATGAATAATATAAAATTGCCCACAGGGAAAAATATATATATAATTTAATTATCATATTCTTAGTAAATAAGTGGGTGAAAATTTTGAAATACGCTGTTTATGTACGAGTTTCAACGGATAGAGATGAGCAAGTTTCATCTGTTGAAAATCAGATTGATATTTGTCGATATTGGTTAGAAAAAAACGGATATGAGTGGGATCCAAATGCAGTATATTTTGACGATGGTATTTCTGGTACAGCTTGGTTAGAACGTCATGCGATGCAACTAATATTAGAAAAAGCAAGACGAAATGAATTGGATACAGTCGTATTTAAATCTATACACCGTTTAGCAAGGGATCTAAGGGATGCCTTAGAAATTAAAGAAATTCTAATAGGTCATGGGATACGCTTGGTTACAATTGAAGAAAATTACGATAGTTTATATGAAGGTGGCAATGATATTAAATTCGAAATGTTTGCCATGTTTGCTGCACAATTACCTAAAACTATATCTGTATCTGTTTCTGCTGCAATGCAAGCTAAAGCAAGAAGAGGCGAGTTTATTGGAAAACCGGGATTAGGATACGATGTAATTGACAAGAAACTTGTTATCAATGAAAAGGAAGCTGAAATTGTAAGGGAAATTTTTGATTTATCCTATAAAGGCTATGGATTTAAGAAAATAGCGAATATCCTAAACGATAAAGGCACATATACGAAGTTTGGCCAGTTATGGTCGCATACAACTGTAGGGAAGATTTTAAAGAACCAGACGTATAAAGGGAATTTGGTCTTAAATAGTTATAAAACAGTAAAAGTAGATGGAAAGAAGAAAAGAGTTTACACTCCGAAAGAGAGATTAACAATTATAGAAGACCATTATCCAACAATTGTATCAAAAGAATTATGGAATGCGGTAAATAGCGATAGGGCAAGTAAAAAGAAAACAAAACAAGATACAAGAAATGAATTTAGAGGAATGATGTTTTGTAAACATTGTGGTGAGCCAATTACAGCTAAGTATTCAGGTAGATACGCAAAAGGAAGTAAAAAAGAGTGGGTATATATGAAATGCAGTAATTATATTAGATTCAATCGCTGCGTTAACTTTGACCCGGCTCATTATGATGATATAAGAGAGGCGATTATCTATGGATTGAAGCAGCAAGAAAAAGAACTAGAGATACATTTCAATCCAAAAATGCATCAAAAAAGAAATGATAAATCTACAGAAATTAAGAAGCAAATTAAGTTGTTAAAAGTGAAAAAAGAGAAGTTGATTGATTTATACGTAGAAGGATTAATCGATAAAGAAATGTTTTCGAAGCGGGATCTTAATTTCGAGAATGAAATTAAAGAGCAAGAGTTGGCATTACTTAAATTAACAGATCAGAATAAGAGAAATAAAGAAGAGAAAAAAATTAAAGAAGCTTTTTCAATGCTCGATGAAGAAAAAGATATGCATGAGGTTTTTAAAACTTTAATAAAGAAAATCACACTTAGTAAGGATAAGTATATCGACATCGAATATACATTTTCTTTATAG